GGCCGGCCGGAATGCCGCGCGCGCGCATCATGGCGCTGACATCGATGAACAGTCCTTCCCAGCTGGCAGAGACCGCAATGGCGTCATCCCGCTCGTGCTGGTAGGAGGCGATGCGCGACTGCGAAGCGGACAACTCAGCGCGCAGGCCTTCGATCTCGATGCGCGCGACGGTGAGCATCTGCTCTTGCTTGTTCGCCAGGGTACGCGCCTCGTCGCGCTCGAGCTGCAGCCGCTGATAGCTGGCGACGTGATGCTCGACCGCGGTCTTGACCGCCAGTTCTTCCGGTGTGGGTTGTAAGGGTGGCGGTGGTGCCGGCGGTTTGCCGTTGCGGCGTAATTCTCTCAACGTAGCGTCAGTCATTCAGCCCTCCATTTATGTTTGGACAATCACACGTTTTGGACTAACGTGCAAGGGCAACAAAAACACTTAGCCGGGGTACCCCTCATGTCGAACTGGACACCGCCCGTGATAAACCGATTTAGCAAGCTCATGCAGGACGCTAGCCTCGCTTTCTCCGACATCGCCAGCCGGTTATCGGCCGAATTCGGCATTCCTTTCACCCGCAGCGCTATCATTGGCCGTGCCAACAGAGAGGGCATGTCCCGCCCTACCGTGCGCTTGCGGCCGCAACGGCGAAAGAAAACCGCTGTGCAGATCGCCAGGACCAAGCCGCCGCGAAACGTCAGGGAGGCGTTGCCGAGTGGCGCCTACCTGCTCGAGAAGCTGGGCCCCGGCGACTGCCGATGGCCGACCGGAGATCGGTCGCCGTTTACATTCTGCGGCGCCGCCGTTGTCGAAGACAAGCCCTATTGCCGGCATCACGCACAGATGGCGTATCAAAATTGGCAGCGACGCCTGTGAAGCCGGGCGAGTATCGCTCGCTCGCCGACGAGCACCTGATCCAAGCGGCAATCCTCAACTACCTGTACTACAACGCCGCGCCAAACGTGTTCGCAGTCGCCATCCCCAACGCCGGCAAGCGCAGTGGCCGCATGGGCGCCAGGATGAAAGAGGAAGGGCTTACGCCCGGTGCGGCCGACCTCTGTGTCCTGCTGCCGGGTGGCAAATGCGCGTGGATGGAGACGAAGACCGCCAAGGGGCGGCAGTCGGACAACCAGAAAGGATTTGAGGCGCGATGCCAAAGATTAGGCCACCGCTACACCATCGTGCGAACGCTACAAGAAGCGATCGGCTTCCTGCTGACGATCGGCGCGCTAAAGTAAGCCTCGAAACAATTCCTATCGCGCAGTTACGCGAGGCGGCACAAGCTTGGCGCCTCGAGGACGTGCGACCAAGTTGGACCGGCCTGCGCGTAATCGAACACAACAAATCGCTGCACGATCGCATCGATGACCTGGTCGACGAGGTTGAGAGGCTGCGTGACAAATCCGTTTGAAGCACAAGGCCTGCGCCAGGTTGTTGCCGCCACCAAGGCAAAGTATCGCGCCGCAGAAAAGCGCGCGGCGAAGGCGCCGATGGTGCCGACGCCGGCAGAAAAGAAGATGGCTGACCAGTACAAGCAAGTGCGCCACTACTACCGGTGGAAGCGATCGCTGATCAGGACACAACTAATGGGCCAGCAAAAAGAGCAGTGGAAAACATTGACGCGATTGCTGCGCACGATGACGATCGAAGACAGCGACAAGCTCATCAGCTATGTGCGCGGCGCCGCGTGGATCCACGATTTGGACGCCGAGGCCAAGCATGTCCTGCTGAGTGTCGTTGCGTCCGCCATCGTTCGCCTGCGTATCGTCAACGGCTACGAGCCGTACGATGACGGCATCCCTGGCGAAGGGCCGACGGCGTTCATTACGATCCGCGACATGTTGACAAGGCAGACGACCCGGCAGAAGCTTTAATCGTTCATCACAAGGGAAATCTCATGATCATATCCGATGCCCTGCATGCGTACGCCAACGCGACGCAGCCGGTGTTCTCCAAGGACGATCGCGCGTCGACCGTCGGCGCCTCCGAGATTGGCCAGTGCATTCGCAAGATCTTCTGGACGAAGAACGAGGACGACAAGCGCCTGGCGGTGCCGCGCGACGAAGGCTTTGTCGACAGCTGGGGCGCACGGCGGCGCGGGACGGCGTTCGAGCAGCACTTCTGGGTGCCGGCGATGCGCAAGCGTTTCGGCAAGCGATTGAAATTTGCCGGCAAGTCGCAGCGCACGTTTACCAAAGATTATTTATCGGCCACGCCAGACGCATTGATCGTCAACCTCAATGAGCGCGAGCGCGAAGAGATCGCCATCGATTGCGGCACCAGCGTCACGGCTGAATGCAAGACCGCAGATCCGCGCTCGAACCTGACAAACGCTAAGGCCGAAAACGTCTACCAGACGATCGTCCAGCTGGGACTGATCCGCGATACGACGCACTACCAGCCGACGCATGCGCTGCTCTCCTACACCGACGCCTCGTTCTGGTCGGAGGGTAAAGAATTCGTGGTGCCGTTCGACCAGGACATCTACGAGGCGGCGCACTGGCGCGCGACGGTGATCATGACCGATACGACGCTCGAGCGCATCCCGCCCGAGGGCTGGATCGCCGGCGGCCACGAATGCAAGTACTGCCCGTTCACCAAGGCCTGCGGCATCGAGCGGCGCAATTTGCCGTTCACCGATGACGAAAAGCCGCTCGATAGGCAGTTCGTCGCTGAGATCACAGACATGGCGCAAGTCATCAAGTCCGCGGAAGGAAGCCGCGACGCCTGCGACGCGCTGATGCGGACCACACAAGACGCCATGAAAAACCGCCTGCGCGAGAAAGGCATCCGCAAGGTGCCTGGTGTTGTTGCCTGGACAAATGTGAAGGGGCGCGAGAGCTACGACAACAAGGCGATCCGCGAGGCGGCCGCCAAGGCTGGCGTCGATGTCGAGCAGTATCAAACAGTGGGAGAACCAACAGATCGGCTGACGATTTCGGTCAGCACATGAAAACGGAGGAAAGCCTTGGCCATCGCGCCTTGGACGCGAGCAGCTCTGCCGAATGCAAAGCATCTGCTCCTACGATGTGCCCGACAACCTTGCATTCTTGGGGTCATCCCTCCGTCTAGGGGTGCCGGTGGGTTCAAGTCCCACTGCACCCCGCACTACCTCGCCAACATTCGTTGGCGAGAAAACACAACAGAGGAATAAAACAATGAACGAACTTTTGAAAAAGAACGGAAGCACAGATGTTGCGACAACTGGGCTGAACTTCTTTCAACAATACGGCGAAGCAACCCGACAGACGGCGATCGTCGGGCAACTGCTGAAGTTTTCCAAGGGCGATTGGACGGCCGGCCAGGACGACATGCCGATCGAGGAGGGAACGCAGTTGATCGCCAACATGGACGAGCTGCTGGTTGGCTGGGTGCGCTGGTCGCAGAACAAGCCAACCGATCACGTCATGGGCAAGGTCGTTACTGGCTACCAGCCGCCGCGGCGCAATGAGCTGGGCGACAATGATCAGGACCAATGGGAAGTCGGCGACGACGGCATTAGCCGGGATCCCTGGCAGCTTACCAACTACCTGCTGCTGCAAGGATCGGAGGACGATCTCTACACCTTCACCACCTCGAGCAAAGGCGGCATCAATGCCGTCGGCGACCTGTGCGTGAAGTACGGCAAGCTGCTGCGCCAGCACCCCAACGACTACCCGGTGATCAAGATCGGCACCGGCTCGTACATGCACCAGAACAAGTCGTACGGCCGCATCAAGTACCCGACGTTCGAGATTGTCGGGTGGGTGAAAAAGTCGGCGTTCGTGGAGACGGCCAGCGACGAACGGACAGCCAACGAGGTGAGCGAACCTGATGCGCCGTTCGACACGCCCGAGACGGTCGAGAAAAAAGCAAAGCAGGCAAAAAAGGTCATGACTGCTGCCGCAGTTGCCGCCAAGGCGCAGCCGGCGAAGGGTAAGACCAAGCCGCGGTTCTAAAGCCGCCATTCGTACCCTTGGCGGGGCCGGCCTCCGCCAAGGTCTTTTTCTGTCGGGGGAACGACCATGACTGAAGCGGAAGGGGCCATTGCTTTTGTCGCTGAAGTATTCGGCGACCCGATTACTCAAGGGCCGATCTACTTCTCCAGCCTCGCCAACGAGCGCGATGGATCAGGTGAGATCCGCCTTTCGACGCGCGACCAGGAGCAGGTCGCCATGTTCATCAAGAAAAACGATCGCCCTGGCCGCGGCATTTTCGTCTGCGCCGGCACGGTCAACGGCAAGCGCAACAAGGACAATATCCTCGAAAGCGCGGCCATTTACACCGACATCGACTTTAAAGACCACCCTGGCGTCCCGGCGGAGGCTATCCGCACTGCCATTGGCCGCGCCAAGTTGCCGCCCTCGATCGTGGTCAGCACCGGACACGGCTACCACGTTTGGTATTTGTTCCACGCCGCGGTCAACAGCCAGACCTACCGTGACAGGCTAGAAAGTCTGCTCCGTGCGTTGGCGGTCCATTTTGGGGGCGACCCCCAGGTCGCTGAGATTAGCCGCCTGATGCGGCTCCCTGGGACGCACAACACCAAGTACGACAGCTGGGTGCCGGTGACAGCCGAGATCACCCACGGTAATCGGTACTCGCTTAACGATCTGGAGGGGTGGCTACTCACCAACACTAGACCGCTACTCCAGCGGCGCGCCGTTATCGGTCCCCCCGACCCCGGCGGCGCGCCGAACCCTTTCCTGGCGGCCGCAGCCGCGCAGGGCTACAAACCGCCGATCGACGTCGAGGCCATGCTCGAGGCCATGGTGCCGGGGACCATCAATGAAACCTTGGAACGGTGCACGGCCGCCTTGTTGTCGCGCGGGGAACCGCTCGAGGAGGTGCTGGCGGCTGCCATGGCCGCCTTCCGCACCTGCGCCGAGAAGCACGGTGCTACCTACAAGTGGAAACACGAGGAACGGAAGTGGCGCCGTGAGTGCCGGCGGTGGCTGGAGAAGCACCCCGAGCTGCTCGAGAAGCAAAAAGACGGACAGCCTGACCGTAAAAAAGCGACTAATTTAAATCTGTCGGCCGGCACAGAAAACGTCGTTGACCTGGGCGAGGCGCGCGCCAAGCGCAAACCGAAACCCAAGCCGACCACTGGCGACACGCCGTACATCGTGGCCGATGGCGTCATCCAAGCGCTACATGACAACCGCGAAGACCTGATGCTCACCGAGGGCGAGGTGTGGCTATATCAGGATGGGTTCTGGCGGATCCTTACCCCCAGCGACGAGCAGCGGCTGCGTGGGCTGATCCAGACCGGGTTCGAGACGATCGAGGTGCAGCCGCGCGGTGCACAGCTGGCGCTCGCTTGGACGCGGCTGACGCAACACCCAAAACTTTACCAACAGGACGTCCCCTGGGCCGACGCCGGCATGATCGTCTGCCGCAACGGAGTGCTACGTATCGAAACCGGGCATTTCGACAGGCATCAACCCGACACCTACGCGCGGCGGCATGTCGGCGCGACATTCACGCCGGGTGAAACATGCCCCGTGTTCGAGCGGCTGCTGGCCAGCATGTTCTGCGATCGGCCGGACGCGATCGCGCTGATTAACCTGATCCAAGAGTGGGCCGGTGCTGCGCTAGCGATCAGCTCGCTGTCGCGCGAGCAGCGCCGCGCATTGGTCCTGGTCGGTCCATCGCGGACAGGCAAGACCGAACTGGCCAGGATCTTCGCCCTGCTCCTGGGCGACCCGATTGCAACGCCGGCCGTGTCGGAGCTGGGCGAGCGTTTCGGCCTCTCGAGCCTCTATGGCGCTACGGCCTGGATCCGCGACGATGCCATCAACGAGGGCGACAAGCTCGACCCGCAACGGTTCAAGACGATCGTCACCGGCGAGCCGATCAACATCGAGCTGAAAGGCAGGCATGTTATCCAGAACGTGCGGCTCAATACGCCAGTGCTGCTGACCTGCAACAGCCTGCCGCGAGCGCGCGACGGCTCCGATGCGATCTTCAATCGGTCGATCGTTCTCGAGATGACCAGCGTCGTTGCCGATGAGGAAGCAAAGCGCGCGCGCACCGAGATCCTGGGCAAGGCCGGCGACGTCAGCCTAGGCGCCGGTGTGTTCGAGAAGGAAAGCGCCGGGATCCTCAATTGGGCGATCCTGGGGCTGGCGCGGCTGCGCCGGCGTGGGTTCTACGACATCCCCGAGAGCGTCGCGACGGCGCTGCAGCATTTCAAGGACGAGAACAATCCGGTCGGCGAGTGGGCGCGCGAGGCCGTCGCGGTGGCGAAGGGTATGAAGGTGGAACGGCGCGATTTGGTGCGGTCGTACAATGGCTGGGAAACCGACATGGAGGGCGACGAGGCGCGCACGGTCGGCGGCCGCTGGCTACTGCCCAAGCTGCGCGCGCGCATTCCCGGCCTCGGTGACATCCAAGGTGATGGTGGCCGGCGCTACATCACCGGTATCAAACTAACCGATGTCGGCAAAGCGGCTTGGGACAGTTACGCCAAGGCGTCGGCCAAGCCGGGAGGCTTTGCGGCGACCTCAGCCGACATCAACCAGATCAATCTGCCAGATGGACAGGATGGACAGGATGTCAAAAACCAATCACGTTTTTGAACTGATTTTTGGCGGTTTCAAACTGCTGACAAACTGCTTTGAACCAAAGCAAACCAGCACTTAGCAAAGCACCGGCAACCAGACAACTGCTTTGCAAGTTGTGCCTGCGGCACAGGCGCTACCGGCGGGTTCAAAGCAATAAATCACTTATACTCCTCTTAGAGAGAGAGATATATAAAAAAGGGGGTATATAGAGAACAAAAAGGAGGAAAAGTAGTGTGTATAGGGGCGGGGGTAGAGAGCGGTGCCGAAACCGCTTTAGTGGGGTGACAGGCTGTCAAAAACAGGAGGCTGAAAATGACACCAAGCGAGCTGCGAAAACGATGGGTGAAAGACGTCAATGAGGCGGCCGCGCAGTTTGAGGCGCGGTGGACGGTTATCGGGCTGCGCCGGCACGACCATGAGCTGGCGGTGCGGCTGCACGAGCAGCGGGAGATCTTCGCCGAGGCGTGTGCCACAGGCGAGCCGAACGAGGTGCAGGTCCAGGGTGCTGCCCTGGTCCGCGGCTATGCGGCCGCGGTTAAGGCAATGGAGGAGGCCGACATTCCCGACGACAGCTACTTGCTGGGGGTGTGCCCGACGACCGGGTTTAAGGTGGCGATCGGCATCCAGAAGGCCAGCCAACCCCGTGTGGTCGAGCTGCACGGCCAGGACGTCGTGTGGATTTCACCCGACGAGGTGGCAACGCTGATGGCCTCCTCTGAGGCTTTTATGACGGTGGCGGCGATCAAGCGTAAGTTCCCCGGCGCCGAGGTGGTGGAGCGTTATGCTGGCGAGGGATGTTAGCTGGTTGTTTGCCGCGGCTGTCAGGGACGCGCGTGGCAGGAAGAAAACGGCGCCGGCGCCACCGCCACCGGTGCCTAGAAGAGGCGGAATTGCGGATCGGGCGCGTCGTTCCATTGTGCCGCCATGGCGGCGGCGATCCCCGGATAGGTAGCCGCGCGCAGCGCCCAGCGGTCATCCGAGGGCGACAGGCGGTTTTGTCCACTGTCGGTCTGGTTGGCCCAGCGTGGCCGGCCGGCGACTATACGCGGGGCGATGTGCAGGGTCGGTACTAGTGGCGGCAGGTTCTTGAGCCAGAGGCAGGTTGCCTTGCTGGCATCATCACCAAACCAGTGCGGCTGGATGATCTGCTGTGGCTTGCCGATGGCTGTTGACAGGTGGCCGATCGGGTTTTCCATGGCAATGCGTGGGATAGGGGCCGCCAGCAGCTGGCGGACAAAAGCAACGGCCGCAAGACGTGCAGCCTTGCGGGCATTACCGACAAGGGTCTCTGGTTTGAGTTTCTGGTGATATGGACCGGGACCATAGGCCCATTCGGCTGACACCGTGAGGTAGGTGCAGTCTGGGTGGAAGATGGCGAGATCCCAGCCCTGATCGAGGATGGTGAGGACGTCGCACTGCAAATGCTGGCCACCATCACTGGCGGGCAGCAGGTCGCAAGACCAAGCGTCATGACCGTGCGCCGCAAAAGCGCGGCGCACGGATCCGGTGTGTTCACAGCCGATGAGGATTTTCATGCCTGTTTCAGTCCATCGAGGAACGAGAGGATGTCTGTGCTTTTGGTCGCGGCTATACGCAGTTCTTCAAAGGCGGTGCCGAGAGTGCGGCCCTCGCCTTTACCTCTCTGCTTCAGGTAGGCGCTGAAGAAGTTGAGGCCGTCCTTGTTGGCATGGTCGCCCGACAGTTTCATGCCGCTGAAAGACTTGGTTATGTTCAGTTTTGTGCCGTCATCGAACCTGATGCGCAGAGTGATGTAGTCGTGCTGGTTGTTGATGGTTGCCTTGGTCATGGTCGCGTTCTCCGGTTGTGATGAACTGGTGGGAGGAAACGGCAGCTTACGCTGCCAGATCCTTGCCGGTACGGGCGCTGACCTTGAGGGTCCGCACCGGGGTGACGTTGGTGTGCGCCGCAATGAACTGGCGCGAGAGGTGGGCGCGGACCGCCTTCATGTCGAGCGTCTCGCGGTTTGTCTCTGAGATGGAGACACGGAAGAGGTCGCCCTCGTAGGCGCCGACATCGAGGTCGCCGAGCGCGGCCTTGAGTTCGTCTTCCTTAGCCTTGAGCGCGGCGATCTGCGCCTTGATCTCGCCGAGGGCATCAATGGTCTTGGTCAGGTTGGACATGTGTTTTCTCCGTTGCGATGAGGCTGATATAGGACAGACTGTCAGCCCTGTCAAGTGGGTTCTGACATATTGACAGCCCTGTCTGGGTGGCCTAAATAAGGGCATCGCAACAGAGGAGCTGAAAAATGTCTGATTGGCAGAAAGAGCGGTTGATGACGCCGCGGCAATACAAGATGATTATCAAGGAGTTAGGGCTCAACAAGGCGTCGGCCGGTCGTTATGTGGGCGTGTCTGGCCGTACCTCGCATCGCTACGTCAGTGGTGATGCCGAGATACCGATCGCGACGGCGCTGCTGCTGCGATCGCTGGTGGCGCATGGTGAGACGCCGGTGGTACCTAAGTGGAAACGGGGGGATAACTGATGACGGGGATCTGGGGTCCGATTACATTCCTGATCGGTGTGGCGTTGGGTTTTGTGCATCCAGCGTTGGCAGTGATCTTCTGGGTGGTTGTTCTTGTGCCGGTTATCGTTGTCGCCAGCATCAGGGGAATGATCGAGGCGGGGCGGCGAAAGGCCGAGCGCGACGCTTATTTCCGAAAACTCTTGGCCGGCGAAGTGCCGTTTTCGCATGAGTATCCTGAAGACTGAACCAGCGTCCAACTTGACCAAGGTACGAGAGGGCGCCCATTGTGGCGCCCTCTTTTGTTTCGGGGTAAGCGCATGCAGAACGACTACTACGCTGCTATGGAAAAGCAGCTGAAGGCCTTCATTGCATCCGGCTTTGGTCAACTGGCGCTGCAAATCAAAAACGACTTCATTCGCGATCGCGAGATGATCGAGCAGCTGCGCGAGCGCATTAGCGAACTTGAGGATCGCTTCAACATGGTCAATGGCGGCCAAGCAGGGAGGGGGTTGACCCCTTAAATCATTGCCACGCAAAAAAATACCGCCTGACGTCAGGTCGCTAGCGCGCGGCTACACCAAGCAGTGCATCCTGCGCCTGGGAGGGCTCATGCTTGATCCTGGTAAAGATCAATCCAACAGCATTAGCGTTGCGGCCGCGCAGATCCTGATGGACCGCGGTTGGGGCAAAGCTATCCAGCCTGTTGCCGGCGCCGACGGCGCTGGTGCGATCGAAATAACAATCAGGAAAATGTTGAAGGATGACGACGACGGTAAAACTTAAGATCGATGTGCCATACAACAACTGGCATCCGCGGCCGCACCAGGAAAAGTTGTGGCAATACTTGGCGCGTGACGGTAAGCGCGCGATGGCTGTGTGGCATCGTCGTGCTGGCAAAGATGAAGTGTGCTTGCACCACACTGCGGTGTCGATGATGGAGCGTGTCGGCAATTACTGGCACTGTCTTCCCGAGTATGCACAGTCACGCAAAGCGATCTGGACAGCGATCAACGCACACACCGGCAAGAGGAGAATTGATGAAGTTTTTCCCAAACAGATCCGCGACAGCACTAACGACAACGAGATGTTTATCAGGCTTAGAAACGGATCAACCTGGCAATGCATTGGCAGTGATACCTACAACGCCACCGTCGGCGCCTCAGTCGCCGGCATTGTCTACTCAGAGTGGGCGCTCGCCAACCCAAGCGCCTGGGCCTATCACCGACCGATGCTCGAGGAGAACAACGGCTGGGCGGCATTCATCACTACTCCCCGCGGACGCAATCATGCGTTCGAGATGTTTCGGCATTCGGCTCAATCATCAGAGTGGTTCTCCCAACTCCTCACCGTTGATGATACGCATGCACTCACTAAGGCTGCTCTCGCAGAAACGCTGAAGGAGTACACGGCGCTATACGGGGCCGATGTCGGCCGCGCCCAATATCTTCAAGAGTATTATTGTGATTGGCAGGCTTCCATCTTGGGTGCGTACTTTGCGCTCGAAATGGCCGATGTCCGCAATGAAGGGCGAATTGTTGAGGTTGAGGCCATTCCAGGCCAGTTCGTACATCGCGCGTGGGACTTGGGAGTGAAAGACGATACGAGCATTTGGTGGTTTCAGATCGTCGGCGCGCAGCTCTTCATCCTTGACCACTACGCGGCTAGTGGCGTCGGCGTTGAGCATTACGCAACGGTCATTGAGGAACGCGAGCGCAAATACGGGTGGATGCATGGCACGGACTATGTTCCTCATGATGCGAAAATAAAAGAGTGGGGCACTGGCAAGACGCGCGTCGAAACCATGTCGGCGTTGGGGCTCAAACCCCAACTCGTTCCGTTCGCGACGTTTCAGGACGGCATCAACGCAGCCCGCCGTACGTTGCCGTTGTGCGTGTTTCATCCGAGGACGGAAGAAACCGGCATCAGCGCGCTCGAACAATACCGTCGCGAGTGGGATGATGAGAAGAAAGCCTTCCGACAATCCGACGTGCACGATTGGACAGCGCATCCGGCCGCGGCGTTTCGTTACCTATCGCTCGCATGGCGTCAGGCAGAGCGGCGCCAGGTGGCTGAAGAACCAGAACCAGGCTGGCACATTCCGTTGCCGGTAGAAGAGCGCAAGGGGATCCGGCTGTGAAGTTGTTTACTGATGACGGATTGCGCCGTGTCGCCGAAGCAATCTGCATGTCACGATCGTGCGAGGGTTCGAGCTGTTGTCAGCATCCGGCCAACCGCGGTCGCGTCGAGTGTCCGGTTAAGAAAGGCGGCTATGACGATGCGGCTATCGCCGCGATCGCAGCTGTGGGGGAATTGGTATGATCATTAAACTAACGCAATGCGACGAAGCGAGACAACCAACGAAACCGCTGTGGGTCAGCATTCTGTCCATTGTCGGCTTCGAGGTGACGAAGGACGACATCACACTGCTGCGCTTTGGCGGCCTGGCTGCTTTTGTGAAGGAGACGCCAGAGCGCATCGCCGAGCTGATCAACGAGGCGCGTAATGAAAAAGCGTACGAGCAAGCGCCGGTGGAAAGCACGTACCCGCCTAGGGCGCGCCATACCGGCTTTCGCGATGGTTGAGCACGAGCTGCGGCGTTGGTTTGTGATGGTGCCCGAGCAAAGTAACCGGGACTTCTGGCAATGGATTGGTCACTGATTGCATTGTTGGTATTGATCCTGGCGGCCGGCATTTATTTGGGGTGGACACGTTATGGCAGTTAAGAAACCAAATGCAGCGGCCGATCCCGACGTGCGGCACGACGACCTGGAATATAATCCGGCGATCGAACCCAAGAAGGCCAAGGCTTGGCTCAACTTGCTGACCGAGAGCGAGAAGGTTTTCGAGAAGTGGCACGATCACTGCGACAAGATCGACAAGCAGTATGCATCGCTCGAGCGTCTGTCGAATATGGCGCGCGACAAGGAGTACCAGATATTCTGGGCGAATTGTGAGGTGCTCAAGCCATCGATCTACGCCAAGCCGCCTGTCCCCGTTGTGGTGCCCAAGTTCAAGGACAGGCGAGCTGTCCCCCAAGCTGCCAGCGAGCTGCTCGAGCGATGTACGGTTGTTGCCTTCGACCTGACCCGTATCAATGACGTAATGATGCTGTTGCGCGACGACGTCGCACTGATCGGCCGCGGCGTTCCCTGGTGTCGGTACGAGGCCAAGAAGGATACAACCGGCTACTACTCAACCGAGCGCGTCTGCATCGACTTCAAGCACCGGCGCGACTTTCTGCATTCGATCAGTCGCTGCTGGCAGGAGGTGACGTGGGTTGCGGCCGCCAGCTACTTGACCAGAGGCGAGGCGCGCAAACGCTTTTACGAAAGCAGCGGCGACGCCTATCAGGAGGCCGACTACAAAGTTGATAGAGATACGAAAGAAGTTGGCGGCGCCGACAAGCGCGAGCGCGCCAAGTTCTGGGAGATCTGGCACAAGTCAGAGCGGCGTGTCGTCTGGGTTGGCGAGGGTTGCGAAGACATCCTGGACGAGGACGATCCGCACCTAGACTTACAAAACTTCTTCCCGTGTCCCAAGCCGGCGTACGGAACGTGTCAGCGCAATTCGCTCGTGCCGGTGCCCGACGTGTTGCAATACAAGGACCAGCTCGAGGAAGTGAACCTGCTCACGGGCAGGATCCACGCGCTCTCCGATGCGCTCGAGGCGAAAGGATTTTATCCCGCCGGCGGCGCCGAGATCTCCGATGCAGTGCAGGCGGCGATCAAGATGAAGACACCAGGGCGGATGTTGGTGCCGATTTCCAACTGGGCTGCATTTGGCGGCAGCAAAGAGGTGATCATCTGGCTGCCAATCGACATGATTGCGCAAACCATCACCGCCCTGGTGGCACTGCGCAAGCAAGTGATCGACGACGTTTATCAAATCATCGGCCTCTCCGACATCATGCGCGGGCAGACCGATCCGCAAGAGACGCTTGGCGCGCAAGAACTCAAAACCGATTACGGATCCACGCGGGTGCGTGACAAGCAGTCGGAGTTGGTGCGCGTGGCTCGCGATCTTGCGGAGATTGTCGCCGAGATCATCACCGAAAAGTTTTCACCGGTGACGATGATTGAAATGTCGCAGACGCAGTTGCCGACGAAACAGATGGTGCAGCGGCAGATCCAGCAGGTGGTCGAGCAGATGCAGCAACATCATCAGCAGGCGCTGACGATGATCCAGCAGCCACAAATCCAGCAGATGGCGCAGCAAAACCCCGAGCAGGCGCAGCAGCTGCAGCAGCAGTTTCAGCAAATGCAGCAGGCGGCGTCCGGCACGATCATCAAGCTGCAGGAAAAGCCGACCATCGAGCAGGTGCTGGAATTTCTCAAGGATAACCGCACCAAATCATTCGTGCTCGACATTGAAACCGACAGCACCATCCAGGCCGACGAGAATGCAGAGAAGCAGCGGCGCTCCGAATTCGTTGGTGTCCTGGGCGGGCTGTTGCCACAGCTTGCGCAGATGATTGCAGCACAGCCGCAGTGTGCAACATTCTGTGGTGAGCTGCTCAAGTTCGCCACCGCACCATTCCGTGCTGGCCGATCGCTCGATGGTGCGATTGATGACTTGGTGGCGCAGATGGAGCAGCAGGGCAGTCAGAACCAAACTGATAACAACCCAGCGCAGATCAATGCCAAGACTGCGCTACAGATCGAGCAAATGAAAGACAAGCGCCAGCGCGACAAGGACCAGATGGACCAGGCGATGACGGCGGCCGAGCTGAAGCAGAAGGACGATCACAAGAAGATGGAGCTGTTTAACGCGCAGCGCATCGAGCAAATGCGACTGTCGACCAAGCAAGGTGACCAGCAAGCCAAGGTGCAGGTGCAGAACCAGAAGGCGATGGAGAGCCGCGAGGCGCACCAGATGCAGATGCTCGAGGGCCAACAGGACATGCAGATTAACCGCGAAAAGGCTGAGGCCGACATTCAAAAGAGCATCGCTTCGCGCGCGCAGATGGCCGAGAAGATGCAGCAGCAGCGCGCGCAGGCACAGTTCAAGATGACACAACCGCAACGACCGGTGATGCCAGGTGGCTGACGACGACTACATCATGGGCGAGCTGGCGCGGTCGGATCTCTATCCCGACGAGACGCAGATGCAGCCGCCGCAGAACGCTGTCGGTGGCCTGACGCCGGAAGACTGGATGATGTCGGGCCAGCAGCCACCGGCAGCAACGTACGATTACGTTCCGCCGCAAAGTTGGCTACAGAAGGCGGGCGATCTGGCGCGGCGTGATGTTGCGACGTACCAGCAGGGCGGCGTGCCTGCGATGATGGGTCAGTTGGCGGAAGACAGCAGCGGCGAGCAGGATCTCGCGGGCGGTTTTGGCGGCAATATCAAGGGTGTTGAAGGCAAACTGGGCGCGCTTGCCGATCTCGCGCCTCACGCCCCGCCGTTCTATTCCGCCGTCGAGCAGGCGGTGCAGGGAGCCAAGCAGACCACCGCACCGGGCCAGCAGTGGCGCGGTTTCTTAAGCAACCAGCCGGGCGTGAAGCCGGAAGAAATAAACACGCTCAAACTGGGCGACCTGTTCGACCAGACAGGAGCTGTGACCAAGCAGGATCTGCTGGATCACATCGCGGCGAACAAGGTGCAACTGGGCGAGGTGGTGAAGGGTAGTCCAGATTATGACTTAACCTCTGGTCTTGAAACAGAGCGTGCTTTGGTTAGGACGCAGCTAAATGAAGCGCGTTCGCAAATTGCTCGCGGTCAGGGTCCGGGGGAAAGAGAAGGAAGGGTCGAGCGAGTTCGTGAACTTGCTGATCGTGATCGGGCTCTTACTGATCAAATTATTTCTGCACAGGGTCAGCCTACCAAATTCTCCCAATATACCCTCCCCGGCGGCGAGAACTACCGGGAGACGCTGCTGACGTTGCCGACGCCGAATGACAACTACATTGCGGCTGTTGACAAGCTGAAGGCAAAGTACGGCGACAAGCCGCTTGGTCAAATGCCGATGACAGATGCTGAACGCGCTTACATCGATAATCAGATCAATGCCTATGGTGATACTGGCGGCGCGTTCAAATCCTCCCACTTCGACGAACCCAACATCCTCGCGCACATTCGCACCAACGACCGCGTCATCGACGGCAAGAAGACGCTGTTTGTCGAGGAGGTGCAGAGCGATTGGCACCAGAAGGGCAAGCGGGAAGGGTATGGCCTACAAATCACGCCAGAAGCCGAAAGCCTGATGCCTGAAATTCGCAAATTAGGCATCAGTGAAGACCCAAACAACATTTCATCCAAGATGATCACTGATGCTGGCGGTGATTATAATCTGGCAACCAAATGGTGGAATTTAGTTCATGACCGTCAAGTTGTGGTGTCGAAAGGGCCGCCCGACGCCCCGTTCAAAACCACTTGGCCCGATCTCGCCATGAAGCGCGTCATCCGCGAGGCGGCGGAGAAGGGCTACGACAAGGTGGCGTGGACGCCGGGCAGTGTGCAGGCGGATCGGTATGATCTGAGCAAGCAGGTTAGCAAGGTACGCTACACCAATAACGATTACCTTCACGCCTTCGACCACAATGGCAAGGAGGTCATTGCACAAGTAGGAGTGACCCCGGAGAAATTAGCAGACTATCTTGGCAAGGATGTCGCGCAAAAGATGCTGGATCAGACGCCGAAAGACTTTTCGCGCCTGACTTACGTTAATCGTGGTGACTTAAAAGTCGAGCAGTCCGAGCATCAGTATCACGTTACAAATCCAGATGGTCGCGGGGTGAATATCGGGAAAGGCACGGTTGGCAGTGAAGGTGAGGCTTTGGACTATGCTGAAAGATATTTGAACAAGACTGCCGACGAAGTAAATCAAAAGCGGTTGCTGGCGCACGAGCATCATGGTCCTGTGCGTGAACTATCCGGCCTTGACCTCAAAGTTGGCGGCGAGGGCATGAAGGGCTTCTATGACGAAATCCTGCCCGCCACGGTCAATAAGCTGGTGAAGAAGCATGGGGCGAGGGTTGAGCAGGCTCAATTGGGCGGCACCATTCCGCAGTTTAGCATGGAAGGTCATGGCCCTTGGGTCGTGCGCGATCAGAACGGAACCATGTTGAGGGATTTTAACAACAGGGAATTGGCAGAGGCTTATCTGAAGCAACGGCAAGCCGATGTCGTTAAGCAAACGACGCCGATCGTCCACTCTGTCACCATCACCCCGCAACTGCGCGAGATGGCGCTCAAGAAAGGCTTCCCGCTGTTCACGGCAGGCGGCCTTGTTGCCGGTGGCGCTATGGGTGACCTGGCGCGGCAAGATCAATACGACTAACCATAGGAGGGCCGCATGGCTCAAAGCGCACTAACCGTGACACCGCCTAATCCGACACCGCCAACCAATTTTCCCTGCACCGGCGGGACGCCACCAACCAACGTGCCAAACTTCACCAAGAACACGATGAACGACCCAAAGAACTGGAGCAGCGTCAATCCGAAAGATTTTCCGCCGCCCTATTTCGATGACGGCGCGGCTGGTCCGCTGACGACGTTTGCTGCAAACACTGCGGCGTTGGCGTCTGGTTCGGCGACCACCGCCGGTGGGACCGAAGGCACCTATCCTGGCACTGGTACGGGTACGACGGTTAACAACGTCGGCGCCGTACCGGCCAGCTCGAGTGTGGCGCATGAAGGCGCTGGCACCGAGACGCTGGTATCGGCTCCAGGCAGTCGCGCCGAATGTCCGACAGCGTCGGTCAGTAGTGGCCCGGTGCAAACCGCGGCAACGCTCGCGGCGGGACCGAATGCCTCGCATGCTTCGACGCTGTCGGGGACGGCTGTGCCCACGCTGACCGGCGCATCTGGCGCCAGCAATGTCTCTGGTGCAGGTTATACGTTGCTCACGGCAACCGGTACCAACTTCAATCGCGCCAGTGTCATCAACATCAACGGTGTTCCGTATCAAACCAACTACGTCAGTGCGACATCACTGACTGTCACCAACGCACCGAAGAAGGCGACGGCCGGCACCGTGCCGGTGACCGTCACCTCCAACGGCGTCACTACAGCCCCACAGAACTGGACATTCACATGACCGAGGATCCCAAGCCGAAAGGCGATACACCTCTCGCTGGCCAGGGCAGCATGGCCAGCATCAATGAGCCGGAAGGCTCGACGATTGGCAGCAACATACCGGACCAACCTGAACCGGATGTGATGCCGAATGTCACGGGGCTAGTGCCAGACGTTGCCACGATCGGCGACGACAGTTTCACGCTCGATGTTGAGGGCGAGGGCTTTAGTGCTGCCAGCGTGATCGTGTTTGCTGGTCATGACGAGCCGACAACCTTCAACGAAGAGGACGGCACGTTGTCGACCGGTGTCGATATGGAGGTCTGGAAAGGCGCTGATGTTGTGCCGGTGCAGGTGCGCAACGGCGCGATGCTGTCCAACACAATGGACTTCACGTTTGATGCAGAGCCGGCGGCCGACACAGAGACGAGCAAGCGCAGAACCAGCAACAAGCCACGGCCGCGCAAATAGGGGAACGAGATCATGGCGACCTTCGTCAAATACAACACGTTCATCGATGAAGTGTCGAAAGGGGGGCACAACCTGCAGACGGCCGTGTTCAAGGCCGCGCTCACCAATACCGCACCGACGCCTGCGTCCGACACGGTGTGGAATACGACCGTGGCACCGCCGCCGGCAGCAGGATCCGGCTACACCGCCGGCGGCAACACGCTCACCACCTCGAGCGCGGCGACATCGAGCGGTGTTTTCAAGCTGGTGCTGGCCGACAGCGTGTTCACCGCGGCGGGCGGCACGATCGGGCCGTTCCGCTACGTTGTCCTCTACAACAGCAGCGCATCGAACAAGGTGGTCGGCTCGTACGATTACGGCTCGAGCATCACGCTTAACGACACCGAAACCTTCACCGTCGACTTCGACGGCACCAACGGTGTGCTGACGCTGCAGTAGGTCATCGATGGCGAATTATTTTGTCAGCAGCGCCAGCGGAGCAGGCGGGGCGGGAAACGGATCGTCGTGGGCCAATGCCTACCTGACGCTGGCCGCGTGTCTGGCGCGGCCAATTGTGGCCGGTACTGACAACGTATTTGTTGGCGACGATCATACGGAATTTACTTCTACCACCAATTTAAATTTTAACTTCCCCGGTTTCAGCACTACGTCCACGCCAAACCATCTGTGGGTTGTTGACCATACCAAGGCGTCTCCGACTTCTGCCGATCTAAAAACCGGAACGGCGACCGGCGGAATGGTGTCGGGGGATGCGAATGTTATTTTTAACGGTAACGGACATATTTACGGGCTATACGTCATTTGCGCTATCGGCAACAGCACAACAACCGGTGCCATCCTGACGCAGAGTGCCAATACTTTCTTGTTTGAAAACTGCTCGTTCGTGAACCGGGGGACAAATGCGTTACAAAGGATTTTTCAGGCAGCCGGTTCAGCCTATCAAGAGTTTAAAAATTGTGTGTTTTCGTGCGAAAACGCAGCGCAGTCGCCTATCGTTAGCGGGTGGAAAAAACTTATAAATTGCACTTTTTTGTTTGCCGGCGGATCACCTTCTCAATTATTTCTGCCAAGTTTGACCAACTCCAATTTGATATTTGAAGGATGTGATTTCAGTGCATTTTCCGGCACGACGCTCGCATCAAGTAACAGCAACGGCAACATGCTGTTCATTTTTAAAGATTGCAAACTTCCGGCGATTACAGGTCTGTTCACAGTGGCCGCTGCGCTGCGTCCGCAGCAAAATTCAATCTATGTTATCAACTGTGACAGCGGTGCGACTAACTACAAGAATGATCTGTACGATTATTGTGGCGAGCTACATACCGTAGCATCTGTGTTTAGAACCAGTGGCGCATCGCAGGGCACTCCGTATTCGTGGCTGGTGACCACCAACGCCAACAATCTGTGGCACTTCCAGTTCAAACTGCTGCCGTTGTCAATCTGGAATGTAACAACCGGCGCTGCCGTCAACGTCGCTGTCGAAGGCATTGCTGATCCGCGCGACTTTTCTGCGCTGCCGAATAATGACGATGTCTGGTTCGATGTTGAGGCGCTGGAGAATACTTCATATCCAACCGGCACTTATCACCGCAATACAAAACCATCGCCATTAGGTGGCGCTACAGCACTGACGGCATCGACGGTAGCGTGGGATTGCGCAACGTCGCGCGCAAACAGTACCGCTTACAGTGTAGGCGATATAAGGAAGGTTGCTTCTAATGCCGGGCGTTTGTTTGTCTGTACGACTGCTGGCACCAGCGCGAGCAGTGAGCCGGGTGGTTACGCATCCGCCGTGGATGGTGGAACGGTGACTGATGGTGGCGCGACGTTCAAGGCGATGTGGCGCTTCAAGCAGACGATCACCACTGGCACCATTGGAATGGCCGGATTGATTACGGTCTATCCGAAAGTGGCGAAGGCTTCGCTCAATGGCATCTACATCGATCCGATGATCACGCTGAGTTAGGGGTGACACATGGCTTACTATGACGCACTGGTTGCTAAGTGGGCGCAGGCACCGGCTGGCACCAACGATCAAAAGTTGATGTGGGTCAACGCGCAGACGGCGACCGGTCCGGCGATCAAGATGCTGGTGCCGTCGAGCGAGATCTATAATCGCACTGATCGCGGTGAGTACGATGCTTTGACCAATATAAAGCAGGCACCGATCCAGCGAAATCTGGCTATTGCGACTGTCGACTTCTCATTCGGCGGCGCCATGCGCGCGCTGTGGCTGATAACTTTCCCAGCTGGTTCGAAAACGCAAACTAATCTCAAGCCGTACACCGACAAGTATGACACGCCGACAATCCCGTGGTGGCAGTCGGCCGGGTATCCGGTTGCCATAACACCAAACGATCTTGTGAAGGCCGGGATTATTCCGGCTACGCCGGTCACACCGCTACCGCCTTGAGGGGTCAGTTATGGCAGCAACAAAAGTACGAACCTCTATTTGGGCCGCGCAGGTGCTCACGGCGAGCGCGGGGCCGACGACAAGTTCGTGGGTTGACCTGTCTGGTGGCTATGGCGCGCAGTTAGACTTCCGCCTCACTAATGGCACTACAGGACCAACGACGCCAGCACAGGTTCAGGTGCAGGTGGCTAACAACTGGAATGCCGGTTCACCAACGCTGGCGATGGCGTTTGGTGGCCCAATGGTGGGGGACACTAACGGCTCAAACTTTGCTCGTGATTTCTCTGTCGAGATTCCGCCGGGTGTTGCCGCTGTTCGTCTTATCGCTGGCCAGAATGTTGGCGGCTCAAACGTAACTGTAGACGCGGACGTTTCAAACATCACGGCGTTGTAAATGCCGATAGCAAAGCCCCCCTTCCCGAGATTGCAGAGGGGGCATCCGCTCGCGCAGGGTTTGAGGGGCGCGTGGCTGTTTGCTGAAGGATCAATCAACACTGCCATCGACTCGTCTGGCTGCGAGGCGCACGGCGCTGGCGTTGCCGGGATGTCGTCTAACCAGTGGTTCCCCGGCCCGAGTGGTTGGGCCTATCACACAGCCGGAAGCATGTCTTTTGCTTTAGGTACGATGCCGCATTTTAAAGCGGTTGGACCGGTCACTGTTTCTGCGCTGACAAAAGAGCACTCATACGCGACATGGAGTACTTATTTTCAAAAAGGTTATGACGGTGCGACTGAACCGCTCGTCCTTCGCTCCAACGGCGGAAACTTTACATTTCAGACGTATAATCCCACCGACAATGGAATAGCAGTCACAGATCCAAACACTCATAGTCTTGAGGTTTGGTATCACGTTGTCGGTACGTTCGACGGTGCGAAGTGGGCTCTTTACGTCAACGGTGCGCTTGTTGCGTCAGTCGTAACGACCACAGGTCCGACAGATAACACTCAGGTTTGTGGACTACTGGCCTCGTATGTCGGTGGCCCTCCGTCACGCATTCCAGATGCCGATGTCGATCACGTCATGCTTTGGCAGCGGGGAATGTCGGCAAAGGAAGTAGCCGATCTCTACGCCGATCCCTATGCGATGTTTCGGCCGACGCGGCTGCGTAAGAAGCCCGGCGCTGCCGCCTATGTCCTGACGGCGGCACCTGGCGCACTCACGTTTACCGGTAACGCCGCCAATCTCGTTTATCATCGGGTAGCCACCGTAATGCCGGCGGCACCAGCGGCATTCACGCTTACTGGCGTTGCCACCACCCTAACTTACACGCCAAAGCCGCCGGCTGCGGTCAGCCGTCAGTATGTTCTCGCCACGCCAAACGGCGGTGTGCTGGTTCACGAAACCAACACCCTCGAGTTCACGGTCTATGGCACTCAGGTCAGCGCGACAGCTGCGCCGGCGGTTAGCGGCGCGCCGTACACGCTGACGGCGGCGACGGGAGCATTCACTCTGGCAGCGCCAGCTGTTGCGTTGCGCACTGCGCGCGTCCTGTCAGCCGCAATAGGCGCTTTCACCCTCACCGGCATCAGCACTGGTTTCATCACCAAGCACGGAATGTCGGTGGCGACCGGCATGTTCACGCTCGCCGGCACGAGCACTGGCCTGCGAGCTGCGCGCAGGATCGACGCATCGCAGGTCGGTTCGCTGCATTTATTCACTGGCTATAATCCGAACCTCGTACGCAGCCGCGCCCTGCCTGCTGCGACAGGCGCTCTCGTTTTCAGCGGCAAAGACGCTGGCCTGGTCTACGGTTCGCTGGTCAACCACTACACGCTGCCGGCGGCGGTCGGCGGATTTATCCTGACCGGTCAGGCTGTCGGACTGCGAGCTGCGCGCAGGCTGTCGGTAACGGCGGCGGCGTTCACTCTCGCCGGCACCAGTACTGGCCTACTTCGCGGCCGTGTTTTGACGGCGGCGCCTGGTGCGTTTGTTCTCACCGGCAATGCTGCCAATCTGATCCAGGTCAGGAAGCTGACCCTGGCCGCCGGCACTGGCGCTTTCACGCTCACCGGCTACGGCGCCGGTCTCGTCTATCACACCAACGCAGTCCTGCTCGCCACGCCGGTGTCGTTTGTCTTCAGCGGCAGCGACACTGGGCTCATCAGGATCCGAAACCTGCCGGTTGGCACCGGCCAGTTTGTATTCACAGGTACGGCGGCAGTCTTGCGCCGCGGTAATTACAAGATGCCTGCCGAGCGCATTGCGCTTAGGTTTACCGGGTACGACACGTTCTACAGAGACAACGACTTCCATCTGCCAGACTTTGGAGATCCAGGTGCGCTGGAGTTTGGTCGCAAAATGTATGCAATACCTGGCAGGTGGTAGGAAACTTAACCCAAGGGAGATTGATATGCGTGGAGATCCAGAAAACGTGCCGGCAACTCCGCCGGCGGTGCTGGCTGAGACGAATATTCCGAGTATCAACGAGCCGCCAGGGTCCGAGGTGATCCCGCCAAAACGCAAGAAGAAGAAAAAGGCCAAGAAAAAGGCTAAGAAGGCGAGCAAGGCCAAGGCGAAAATGGCCAAGGCCAGCAAGGCCAACGGCAAGATCAAAAAGAAGGCCAAGGCCAAGAAGCGGCGGATACGCGCGCGCTAGTCGTCGCGGGGTGATGGATGTCGAAGCTGGTTGAGGTCGAGCCCGGTCGTTGGAAGGTTTCACGTGAAACCTTTTCACCGGCGCGCAGTGCTCTGCCGCGGCCTTACGTCATCAGCGACATCATGGATCCAACAGAACAGGTCGACGGCCGCTTTTATACGAGCAAGGCAGCCTTTCGCGCTGTTGGTCGGGCGCATGGCCTCATCGAGGTTGGCACCGAAAAGTTCAAGCCGAAGAAAAGAGCGACTGACAGCCGGGAAGAGAAAGAAAAGCGCCGTCAGTCGCTGAAGACTGCACTGGATAAATATAGGGCTGGTCACCGATCTAGGCATTTGACCTAGATCAATTCGGGGTTCCGAATATGTCAGACACGAATATCGCGCCGGCGGCGCCACCCTCTGCGCCATCTGCTCCCGCCAACGAAGTCCCCATCAATCAGAACCCGGTGAACGCCCCGCAGCCGGTGGGTGATCAGGCTCCAGAAAAGCCGGTTGATGGTCTGGATCGAGGCCATGGCAGGCCTGAAACCCGCCGTGAAAGTATTCGCAAAGCGTTTGAGCGGGCAAATACCCC